CAAAATACTCTGGAGTAAATCGCTTAATGTTCTGACGGCCTTCGATAATCTTGCCTGCAAACGCTGTGCCTGCTTCTACTGGAGATAGTGTTTCACTACCTACAATAGCCTGAAGCAATGCTGAGTCGTCCGTCATTTCCATTGTCTGGATAAGAGCGCGAGAGTCTTTATCAATATCAAATATACGTCGTCCTGTAGTTAACGCAAGTACTCGCGCCTTGCGTGCAGGAGACATACGTGGTGCTAACTTGATACGTGCACCAGCCTGACCGTAGAGCATAGGCTCAACCTTTGAGGCATCTGATAGGAAAGCCTTAGCAGTATCTAGGTCCCACTTGCTACCAAACTCTTTGTCGCCAAAAGACTTGAAAGAAACAATAAAGTCATCGCTTAGTTCTGGTGCAAGATCGTTAAGTGCAGTACGTGCTGCAACAATATCCTCAGTTACTCCTGAGTTCTTTGCAGCAACATACTTTGTAAAACGATCTGTGTAATCTGTCCATAGGTTCTGTACATTCTTTGTACCGAAGATGTCTGTAGTATCAAAATACTTAGATACCTTCTCAGCACTACCAAGTTTTGCAGTTGCTGCATACTTGCCAGTAATTTTAAGAGCCTGTGATCCACCAAGGTAAACCTTACGTGCCTTGCCTAGAGCAAGTGTTGGATCCATAAAGATTCGATAGGTTGCATCTGTTGCACCTGAAATCCAAGAGTAGAGCATTCCATCACCCTCAAGATCACGAGGTAAGAATAGGTTTGCTAACTGACGACCTGGAGAATACTTAGCAGCGTTTACTTCTGCTACTGCATCACGAAGTAGCGGATCAATAATCTCGCGTGTTTCGCTCTGCTGTGCTTGTGCAGCAATACGCTTTTCTTCTTCGTTCTGTGCTTCTGCAAAAATAATAGCAGGATCAACACCTGCTGAAATACGCTTGGCTACGTTTACACGTGCTGCGCCATAGCGAGACACTGCAGTGTTAATGCGGTCTTGGATAAATACGTTCTCACCGTCACGACCTGCTTTGCCCCAGGCATCACCAAAGTTAATGTTTTCATTTGCAGCAATTGCACCAGTACGGTAGACGCGAGTCATAGTATCGGATGCGTAATCGAGTGCATCAAACAAAGTCTTTGCTGCTACCTTAAAAGGAGTAAAGGCGTAGTGAGCACCAGTTTCTAACCAAGAACGGTTAGGCTCATCTGAGTCTGGCTTGTTAGTACCAGTCAGTGCTACTAGCGACTGCTTCTTGTTGTTAGGTAACTTGTTAAACTCATCGTAGGCATACTGCTTAGGTAAATCCGATAAGCGCTGGTGTGTAGATAGCGCTGATGCAAGACCATCAATCTGACGAGTCTGTGACGGATTAAGACCTGCACGAAATGCAGCCTGCGATAAGTTAGAGTTCTTTGGCGTTTCTGCCATTACAGACCTCTGGATACGGCTTGCTGATAAAGGATTGCTATTTCACCGTCTGTATCGTATGGAAGCATCTGAGATAAAATGTCAGATAGTTTTTCTGACTGACCTGCATAACCCATTACCTCTGGTCCTGGGCCTGGTCCTACTGCAACACCTGATGTGATTGGTTCATCTGGACGTTGTGTTGGTGCAAACAATTCTGTGACAGGTGGTTGTGGCGCAGCCTGTGCTGCAGCCTGAACTTGACCTGTAGGTAATCCGCGAACATCTGGTGTTCTAGCGGTAGGTGCTCCTGCTATTTGTTCTGCCATAGCCTTACGGTCACCGTAATTTTCTGATGCTGGTAAATCTGTACGAACGGAGAATTTGCCAGGACCTGATACGCCCCTGATTGGGTTATCTACCATCGGTTTCCTCCTGTATCTTTTCTAAATCATTTGTAAATTGCTCCCAAGCCTTATTGACTTTGGAGTTTCTATTAGCGTTGTAGATTGCTATTTCCATTATCTCTTCTGTAAATGTAGATACAGATGATGCAATGTTGTGTGCAAATCCTGAAAGGGTAACTAAAAAGTCAGCGAAGTGTACTGGACGCGGAACATCATTGTTATTATTCTCCACGCCCAGTACCTTTCATTAGAATTATATTAACCCTTTTTTACCGCGTTGCCGCGACGACCTGCTGGCATCATTGATGGTACTACCTTGCCACCTGCTGGCTTAGAAGTATCCTTCTTGCCCTCGACTGGCTTTGACATTGGTGCTGCTGCACGTGATCCTTTGTTCATATTTACACCCCCTCTTTATGCTGCCCCGCCAATGGCGGCTAGTAGTTGGCCTATATCTGGACGTTGAGCAGCAGCGGGTGCGCCTCCTGGTTGTTCTGGAGTTGGCTGCGAGGCAGGGGCAGGGAGTGCTCCCGCTGCTGGAACTTGAGGTGCACCTGGCATTAGTTCTGGTGCTACTGGCATCTCTGGCGCAGGTTCTGGCGCAAATGCCTTACCAATAATAGTTTCTAGTTGAAGTCCCTTTTGGCGACCTTGGATAACTTCTGCGATACGCGTAATGATTTGCGAAGGATCCTGACCTTGCGCTGCAAGGGCTGGAATGGCTTGAGCATACTGAGCAACAGCCACCCGCAAAGAATCGCGCATTTCTTCGATATCAACACGTTGTTCCTCCTGCGTTACGTTTAACTCCATTGGAATCTCACGACGTACATAGTCACGAGATACGAGTTTATCTGAACGCATTTGTAGTAAAGCAATGATGGCACGGTTAGGATCCATACCAGACATAATGCCGTAGCGAACATCTACACCGTAATTGCCATCAATCTGCTTTGATGGAATGTACTTCATATTAAACGGAGTACCATCATCTACGCCCTTGATTTCCTTTTGCATAGAACCAAAGATCTTCTCATCTACTTCAAAGCAAAGAGAAGCAAGGTCTGTAAACATACGAGCAAACTGTGCTTGTGCTGACTTAATCTGTGTATCAAAGCCTGCTTGTAGTGCTTGTACACCGCGACCTGTAACGATAGATGCATCAATGTTACCTGAGCGAACCTCTGGGTAACGAGAACCTAAACGCAATTCACGCTCTAGTACACCTGACTCTGTAAAGACTCCAGGTGGTAGTTCCAAAGGAACACGGCGGATACCTTGTGGATTAGCAGAACGCATAATTGCATCTGGACCAAGTGCCAACTCTTGCACATCCTGTGGGATAGCAATAGGTGCTTGGATAGACTTTTCTGCTGCTTGAATCTGCAATACTGCAAAGCGAGCACGAGCAAGTTGAACTGATAACACATCATCAAACTGTCCACGTGCTTCACCATCAATAGATGAGCGCATAGCAACGTATGCCATACACTTACCAATAGGGTTTGGAATGTTTGAGAGTACTAGGTTCTTACGCTCTGGAATAAAGATTAGATCCTGGTCTTTGTCGTGGTAGCGAACTAGTGACACATAAGGTGAGCCAGGAGAATAGACATTCTTTGGCATAATCTGGTCATAGAACTCTGGGTACTGCATTGCAAGTGTCTCAGCATCAGATGCCATTACCTGCGTGAGCGAGACGGTACGACCAAATCTATCAATCTCAGGATAAGTACCAAAAGGATTAAGCAAACGTATTCTCGGATTATTGGTTTCATAGTCCATCTCCACCATACCTGGCAACATACCGTAGGTGTTAAACCAATCAGCACCAGTATACATTTGAATTTGTAGTTCAGATGCGCTGATGTAATGGTTAACAATACGAGTACGTGTGTCTGCTGCTTTACGTGCTGAGTCTGAAACCATATTGGTTGCAGCGCAGTTAAATGATGGTAGCGGTGCCATTGCTTCTGCAAGGTCACGTGCTGCTACGTCAATAAAGTTAGCAACTAGAGGCTTTGGGTATTCCTCTGAAAACATTGCAGGGTAAACCTTGCTAATGTCTCCCTGACGTACAGAGAGCACATCACGCATTCTCTGGTCACGTGCGGAGTAGCGCGTCTGTAGGCGATTAACCTTGGCTACTACCTCTTTAGTTGATAACAATTTAAGTCCTTATCCCTTGTATACGTTTGCGCCGTATTTCTTCTTAAGAATCTTAAGCATTGCTGCATCTTGTGGAGTCATCTTTGTTTTAGCAGGTGCCTTAGTTGTTGTAGGCGTAGGAGTCTTAGTGGTCTTTGAAACTGCTGGGGCCTTTGGCTTTGTAGTAGTCTTTGGTTGAGACTTAATCATTGAATTAGAAACTTGTGGCTTACTAGAAGCAGAGCCAGTAATAACTACCTTTGCTGCTTGCTTTGCCTTTTCAGTTGTCTTTTTTAACATTGATGCAGGTACTTTCTTTTCCATATTTGGCATTGTTATCTCCTTGTTAGATGAACGTACGATCTTTTTCTGCGAGCAGTTCATCTATGTTGATAACTGTTCGTTTGCCTATCTCACTACGAGACAGGAATGGATTCTTCATATGGTGTGTCTTGTGCATACCTTGGTTGAGCATTTCACGGGCGCGGATCTCACAGAACCATAACGCCATCACCATATCGGTCTTACCCTTAGTAGTAGGCGACCAGGTAATTAGTTGCTCGATGAGCGCCTTAATGTTTTCAGTTTGGTCAGAAGGTAAATGAATAAGGTTGTCTCTGTGGTGTTTACCGTCGTGCTGCTTGGTGCCGAACAAAGTTGACATTGATGCAACACCGAAGCCTGAGTCCCACTTGTTGGATCCAGTATGGTGTTCCCGCAGTAGCACTCCTCTGGAGGCCAGGTTCTGACGGATTCCCTCATCTTGCGTAAGGAATGATTGGAATGCATTCTTTTCTACAATCCACTCGGTGGGCTGGTATAGCGCAGTCCAGTCAAAGATTATCTGACGGATTGCAGCAGGCGTAGGACGAGTAATCTTAATAGCATCAACGATATAGCGTTTATGACTAACCCGATCAATAGCGTAACAAACGACGGCTGTATCACCAACCATAGCGGGATCAAGACCACAAATAATTGAAAAGCCGCTAAGGTCACGCGGATGGCCTGGGTTACCAGGAACCAAGCGACCTGCTTTACGCATACCATCTATAGAACCTCGCACACATACTGGGTCAAAGATTGCATCATCTGATATATCCTGCTGCTGGTAAACCAGCGCCCAGGTAGAAGCATCCATTGCTTGTCGTTCGTTGTAAAGGTTACGACCATTCCAGCGTGGGTATAGTCCATCCTCATTCAAATCTGATTCCATCTGCCCATCAAAGGGAGCATCGGATGCTGGCCACAGGGTAACCCACTTGTCGGGGTCTTCGTGTGTCTCCAGTAATGCTGGCATTGCCAAGTACTTCCACGGTACTAGACCTCCAGGGTAGCGGTCCTCGGAGCGTAGTTCTTTGTAGAGATCAATTGCTGTAACGCGGGTACCGATAATGATTAACTTACCAGTAGGGTTAAGACGAGAACGCACATCCTGGGTTAACCAGCGGATTTGCTTCTCAAACTCGTTGGCGTTCTTTAATGTCACCGCATCGTCTACGATAATCATATCTGCACGCTTACCGTAGATCTGACCACCGATACCGACGGCTTCGATGTTTGGATCCTTTTCTGAGGATTCTCTCAGTTCATCACCAAAGGTCACACGGGTTGCTTGCCAAGAAGCGGTCTTAGAGTTAAACCCTACGCCAGCAGCGTAAGCCTGTTGCAGTGCTTCATAGTTAGGATGAGTCAGGCGTTGCTTGATGGCGTAGAGAAAGTCTGCTGCTAGTTGCTGAGTCTGAGAGACAATCAGCACACGAAAGTTAGGGTTCTGACATACCTGCCAGGTAACGTAGTCAATAGTTACCGTCATTGACTTGGCGTGGTTGGGCGGGATATTGATAAGAATACGGTTACTAGCCAGCCCAGGTTCGTACTTCATACTGGGATGTAGCCAACCAGGTTCTCTGCCTTCGATTACATCGATGAGGTTCTGCTGGTGTGGAAAAGTCTTGGAGTGTAGGTAGCGTTCACGGAACTCTGCAAAGGTCAAATCGTGGACATCGGATGAGGCAAAGTTCTTGTCCTTGAGTCCTAGGCGTGTTCGGTCCATCTTGTCTGCAAAGACCTTATCGGTCCTGCGGTAGTACTCGTAGGTCTTGTAGGATTTACCAGCAGCAGCCGTGGCTGCTTCGATGGTTAGGCCTTCTGCTACACCTGAAAGGATCAGACGCTTGGCGATGTCACTGGACTTCTCGGACATCTGGTCTCCTCTAATAGAGCGCCGAAGGCGCGTAAAAAAATTTTACTGGGGAAGAGATCTCTATACTGGAGATAGAACTATCCCCACTAAAAGCGGTGCCGTGCACCGCACAGTTCGGGCTTGACGCCCGAGCAAGCCGAGAGCGCAGCGAGGGGTAAGTTGGTGCTCGTCCTAGGGGGACTCGCGTAGTGCCAACGTAGCGAGTATCGGTCGTAAAACTAGTACTGGTTCGTTTTACTCCCTACTATATATAAGGCAGAAAAAATAACCGATTTCCCGTCTACGGTAGATTTTATTTACGTTTTGTGACCAAGGTCACTAAGAATATGTGTACAAATTAGGACATTACGGGTGGTCTCACTTTAGCGTATATTTTTTGTTGGGGAGTATGTATGTAGTGGTGTCGGAACTTAACACCTAGGGGAGGGCTTTTGCGACACGCCCGACCGCGTTGCCAACTGTCCACAGCCTGTGGATAACCCTGTGGATAACTTTATAGAATAAAAGAGGGCGGGCAGTACTTTCGGCGGGTCTACATATCAATCTATTCTGTCCAATAATAAACTCTTTCCATAGACTTAGACATTCAAGGCTCAACTGTCTACCTTGTTGAATCCACTATGTTACCGACGAGTAATAAAGTAGTTGAACATTCAACTATCGAACACCCTTTGAATTGTCGACATATCGACACGGCTATCCCTTAACATTCTCAGGATTCACCCAGCCAAACGTTACCAAACTGTTATCAAAAAACCCTTGTTTCGTGTTGACATACGGTAGACAACCGTATATTGTTTCTCTTATCAAGCACACCGCTTGAATTGACCTAAGAGGAGTAACAAGAATGACACGTAAAGACTATGTAATGATAGCAGAAGTATTTGCATACTTCTCACGCATTTGCGACTTAGAAGAGACGATAGGGGCAGATATAGCCCGCGATTTGGGAACGGCATTTCAAGAGGATAACCCTAGATTCGACCGCGCCCGATTCCTTACCGCTTGCGGGGTGAAGTAATGATTTACAACCCAGACGAGCAAGCAGGGCACCTTGTCCTAGATTTGATTGACCATATGCAGAATGAGCAAGAGTTCGACAATGTAGTGAGCCTGCTAGTGGAATGGGGCTTAATCGGGGCAGGGCTAGGGGCTATCGCCCCCGAGATGTGGAAGGAGGGGAAGTAATGGACAAGTGTGACAAGTGCGAGAATATGGCGCGGGTTACCGTGTCAGGCTATATTGTGGCGCGGTACCTATGCGCCAAGCACGCGGGGGAATTGTGCCTAAGCGTGGGAGATATTGCGGGGCGGGATAAGTTCCTAGCCTTGGAGGAAGGCGACAGGGTAGCGTAAGCAAGACCGCCCCCGCACCGTATAGACGGCGCAGGTTCACGACCTAGCGGGGGCACAAGGTAAGGGGCACACCGCCCCGCCTTAGGCTCAGGAAGGGGCTTAGAATGTTAATTTATATCGGCACAACCAATACGACAACGGGAAACCCTCGGCGCGGGTGGATTCGCACAACCGCAGCGGGTCAGATTCTCGGTTGGATAGAAGAAGGATACGAAGGGCGCGGGGCTATTTGTGGATACGACGACGGCGAATCTATGAAGATTACAGTTGCGCCCGCTGAATTCAAGCGTCTTAAAGGTCTTGCACTATCTCACGAGAAAGCGGGCAAGTAATGGATAACTTAGACGAACTCATCCACGAAATTGAAATGAATGAATGGCGCAAGTTAGGCGCACAACGGGCGAAAGAGAGAGAGGGAAAGTAAATGGGAGCAAGGGTTATATTCAACATCAAGCAAGAAGAGGGCAACTATATATGCCTTTACTCACATTGGGGGGAGATGACGGCATTGGAGGATGCGGGCAGGGCAATAGCAAAAGCCCGTCCACGCTGGGGAGATGACTCTTATGCCACCCGCATCATTGTCAGCCAGTTAATCGGTAACGAGTGGGACAGCGAGACAGGTTTTGGGTTATGGGTATCGGCTGAACCTTGTATGGATGAGGCGTGGGTCTTGATTGACTTACAGGAGCAGACGGTGACAGCGATAGACGGTACACATTCATTCGAAGGATTCGTTAACTATCACAGCGTGGCTGTGTAAGGAGGATAAGATGAAAGATTATTGCGAGGATTGCGGGCAGGTTATGTGGCTATGTATATGTGAGAAGGAGGAAATGGCGTGAGATTCTTAATCCAATGGAAGGATAGTAAAGAAGAAGAGGTGCACCGTTTTGCGGTGTTAGATGAGGGACAGATAGAACCAAACGCACAGCAACTAGAAGATGAAGATGACGACACCTTCTTCTGGCTCACGCGAGAGGAATACCTAGCGATAGGAGAAGGATACGACGGCGGGGATTGGGTGGTCTTGCGGTGTGCTTGTGATGAGTGCGAGGATTACGAAGTAGAAAATAAGGGCTACCAACTATCACAAGGGAGAGCGTGATGAATGATGCGATAGTTTTGTGGGGCTTGCTGTTAGTATATGGAATCCCAATAGTCACCGTGGCATATTGGTTGGAGAAGATGATGCACAAAGGAGAAGATGATGAGTAAAGTACACCACTTTGTGGTTAGTTATGATGAAGCAATGAAAGCGTGGGTCTGGGATGTTTCAGTAGAAGAGGCACGCTTTGAGGAGGGAACTATCTACGACTACGAGACAAGCGAGTGGTCTAGTGGTTACTTAGGAGACGGAGAGTACGAACCCGCAGAAGAAGGGTTGATTGAGCAGTTGAAGCACGCATTAAGCGTAATGAATGTAGTCAATGGAGCATACCCACAAGGAGAAGATGATGAGTGAGCAGGATAAGATGGCGCAGTTTGTATTCACCGTGGTGATTGCACCCGCCAACAAGCAGTATGACGTGGAACTGTGGGATTTTGCAGGTGATGAGCCTAAGCAGTTATCCACAGGGCAGGCAACCAACTGGCGCACCGCGCTAGGTGAAGCCCTATCTAAGATTGAATTACCAACAGACAAGGTGGAGAAGACCATCAATGATGTAATCAAGGAAGGTGTAGAAGATGAAGGAGTTTGAGATAAAAATTGCCAAGGTTGTATACCGTACACGAGATGAGTTTAAGACTGAAGAAGAAGCCCGTATGTGGGCTGCTAATATGCGTGACAAGTTAAGCGAAATAGAAGACAACAAACTGGTGGAATACTTCCACGAAGTAGAGGAGATTGATAATGTCTGAGCCTACGGTAGACTACTGGAAAGCCAAAGCGGAATTGTGCCGTGACCTTGCGCTGATACAGATTGAAGATGAAGCAACAGAGAAGGAGGCAGGTATGAACCTGATGCGTATGGTGCACGCTCTGTCTATGGTAGATACATTCAACGAAGGAGGAAGTGATGAGTAAGTATACGATTACGGCAGAGTTAGACCAACGCTGGTTTAATATCTTAGGTGAACTCAGCAAGGACACCAAGGGTTTCGTGTGGGTTGATGTGAAAGTAGGAGAAGATGACAACTGATAACGTGGTGGGATTCCACCCAAAGAATAAACTGGTAAACTTCTACGAGATAGCAACGGCAGAAGGTAATGCAGTATGGGGCGGGGAAGATCCGCATAGCGCAGTCCAATGGCTACGCCAATCACCTCTCAACTCACGCCTATTAGTCTCTTGCTGGGAAGCAGGGGAAGAGGATGCGCGATTGATAATTGAACCCATTGACATCACAAAGATTGTCTTTGCAGTAATGGCAGGTGCACAATGAGTCTAGTAGTGGGAATTGTTATCGTGATGCTGATAGCCTATGTTCTAATCGTATGGGAGGATAAGACAAACAATGGAGGCGGAGAATAAGAGATTGCGCGGTGCTGCTAATCAAGCAGTGCGCCAACGTAATTACAGAAGGGCAAGAGATCGTGCGTTAGTACGCCTTGCTCATCTATACCCTGATACCTATAAGCAGTTGCTCGAAATGGAGAAGAAGACAGATGAACAAGAAGGCAAAACGTGGCTTGACCTTAGCGGTAATACTGTTCCTGTTGTTGGTGTTCGTGTCCGCACAGCAGACGGACGAGGTGCACCTGTCCTCAAAGAAAACATTCATAGAAGCACGGACGAAGGCAACAATGGAGGAGAAGCGTGAGAACAAGGCACTTGCAGTTAGTTACGCACGAGCACTCGGTTACAATCAAAACCAGATCAGATGTCTTGTCACCTTATGGACCCGTGAGAGCAGGTTTGACCACCTCGCAGACAACCCACGAAGTACGGCTTACGGAATTGCTCAACTCCTTAGAGAGCGTAGTGGACAACCTGAACTACAAATCCTTCACGGTCTACGATACCTTGAACACCGCTATGGAAAATCTGCGTGTCGCGCTCTCCAACATAGCGACAGAAGAGGATGGTACTGATACACTATAAGTGCATCCTCCTTTCGGGCGACTAGGACCTCACCGCAAACCCTTCCTGCGGTGGGGTTCTTTGCTATCCGCCTGTGGAGTAGAAGCCTTTGCCCTTAAATGTAATAGATGGTGCATCCCACTTACGTATCATAGGTATGTGGCACTCAAAGCAGGATGGTTCACGTGGTTCTTCGTGGATGCTACGTTCAATAGTTAGTTCTGCCTTGCACTCAGGACAGTTATAGTCATACATCATTGGTAAGGCGACTCTCCTCCCATAAAGTTAAGTATCTTACGTAATGCATTGCCACATCTGCGATCAGCAGTAGAGATAGCACACTCTGTTGCTTCACTTAACTGTTGCAGTGTGTAGTTCTCGTGGTATCGAAGACGCAGGATGTTCTTCTCATCTTCTTCTAGTAACTCATAAGACTTCTTGATGTCAATGAGTGTGGCTAATAGGTTGCCACCTTCTGCTGGGGCTGCGGGCTTGCGTGGTGTGCCATCATTGACTAAGTTCTGTGCTTGTTCAATGGCAGTATCATTGACCACGCTTGCGATAACGTATGGTAACAACTGTGCAATGGTAGTAACATCATAGAAGGACTCATCATTGGTCTGATACCCAGACCTAGTAGCCTTCTCCTTGCGGGCATAGCGTTCAATGCCACGCCTCATCTGAAATGCAATACGCTTCTGATTGATAAGGCGTTTAGTATCATCCTCTTCATTGAGTAACCCATTGAAGTAGGACACACGTGTCATCAACCAAGCGTATGCTTCTTGCGTGAGGTCAGCACGATCTACATACTTACGATAGCGACGGTGCACAATGGTGACCACGCTAGGTACAAGGTCGTTGAGTATTGGGTGTGGCTTAGTCACGAGGCCAAGTTCCATCTAATACCATCAGTGCAATAGCACTGTAGTTCAGTAGATCAATAAAGGAATCACGCAGTGACTCGTTCTCTGGTGTTGCACCGCTATCAATCAAGTGGTTGATGCGTGCAGTCTTATCGTGCATACGCACACGCAAACCATTGAGAGGTCCACCTGGAGACAGACTTATGTTAGTAGGACCGTAGTCCTTGTGCTTCTTGATGAGCAGGTTGCCCGCTGCATCTAATACTTCCCACATATCAACAACAAACTTAACGTGCTGGTGATCTATCTTGTCGGCAATGGCCTTATTAAGACTGTCTCCTGTGATAGATCGTGGCTTAGGATTTGGAAGCCCAAATGCTGCAAAGTTTGTAGCATCGTGACCCATTCGCTCTCGGTCATTGTCATACATCAAACGCCTCCAAATAATTTCAATGCCTCATCTTTACCGTGTGTAAGGTAGAAGTCATTGATGTCCATTGATGGTGGTAAGGATACTATACGTGAGTTCATTACCTCTTGTGACACACGACGAGAGAACTCTGCACCAGGGTTGGTGCCATCCTCTTTGATGTCGTTGTCACCTACTATGTACACGGTGTCATAGCCTGTAAATAACTTATTAAAGTGTGGCTTCCAAGCCTGCACTCCTGGTACTCCAACCGCTGGTAGGTTCAAGATACCTGATACAACTACCGCATCTAACTCACCTTCACATACAACTACAACAGATGAATCAATGGTGATGTCAGCAACGTTATACAGGTGACCCTTCTGTCCTGCTGGTGCACCATATCTAGGCTTGCCATCATCTAACCTGCGAAACTTTACTCCCACACACATACCAAGTGCCGTCAGATAGGGCACAGAAAGCCAGCCCGTGTGGGTTTCGTGACCATTGATGGGATCAGTTACAACACCCAACGAAAACTGTTGGGCAACATCTTCAGAGATTCCACGTCCTTCGAGGTAGGCCAGCGCCTTTTCGTCCAGGTTTTTGCTGTAATGTGTGACCGCTTCCAGCAGCGATTTCGATTGCTCTTTTGAGTGCATCCTTAAACTCCAAGTTCTCTATAATACCGACAACATTTACTGCGTTGCCACCCTTTCCACAGGTGTGACAAAAGAATAGGTTGTCATATGTATTGATGACAGCACTACGCCTTTTGTCTGGGTGGATGCAGCATCTAACAGATGCGCTCCTACCTTCTCTTACTTCCCCACCATAGTGAAGAACGATTGCTCCTATGGGGATTGTGTTTGCATCAACGGGACCTTTGAACCCTCCCGCTTTACGTACCCTGGACCAGTCTTGTGCTGGCATACACACCCCTTGTCGTTGCACTTGTCGTGATACTTAGCAGCACGTTTGTAATGGGCTAGTGAATTTTCTACACCTGCATCCATACAGTTATTACAAATCATTAGAACTCCTTCAAATCTGTTACTGGTACACGCCATCCACCGATGGCTTCATCCCTGTACTGGGACTTTGCATACTCTTCAGGGTTGCACCAACCATAGACTTCAACCTGTGAGTAGTAATCTTCATCAAGAATCTTTGTACCTACTATGATCTTGCCGTTATCCTTATTCCAAAATGGAATTGAATCACGTGTACGTACCGTACGTACCTCAAAATTATTACCCACATCAGGCAACTTAGCCCGACGAGGATGTAGTTCATTAGGATACCACGGTACATTCCAAGCAGTATCAGTAAGAGATGCAACCGCCCACTCAGAGACGTTGGCTCGCACATTGGCAAGAAGTTCGTGCTCTAAGTAGCCGTTCTTCTTACCCTCTGCATAGTTAGGTCTATCTACTGACCCATACTTAGCAAGCCAACGCTCTGTAGCAAGCAGCGTACAAACTCTTACTTCATCCCTACTCAGGCGTACTATCATCTGCCTCTTCTTCAGTAGTTGATTCTTCAACCACTTCTTCTACTGGTACTAGTATCTCTGTCGTTGTTATTTCTCCACCTGGTACTGGCATTATTCGTTCTCCTTTATCCACTCTAAATGAATGGGTCCTTTTTCTATGTGTCGTTTGATTAGAGACTGTAAACCTTTTTCAGAACTCCCTATGACTGTGACACCGCAGTTACAAACCTTCGAGTAATGCGGTGGTGTCTGAAAGTAACCAGCCTGTTCGTTCATTGCTTCTCCTTAAGCCACTGCGTCAGGTCTTGGATTACCCAAGCCTGATCTATTGATGCGTTGCGACGCTTAACTACAACATATGACAGAGGGACTTCCCCGATACCTCGTGCCTTTGCGTAGTTAAGCGCCTCAACTTGTGCTTCTCTCCAGAACTCAGGCAGGGAAAGGGTCTGCCTGTTCTTGAGTTCAAGGATGTAGGTTTCTCCCGATATGATAACAACCATATCGCCCTCATCCTTTGCCCCAGCCTTAGTCAAACGTTCTGCCATAACTCCCGCATTGCGTAGCCATTTCATTACATCTGTCTCAAACTGAGAACCTTTACGTCCGTTCTTGTTAGCCATCAGACTCGCAAGTATGCTCTGCCTTGTGCATCTTGATCTCCAATCTGACAGGAAGCAAAGTTAACAAATAGTGTAGCCCATTGTGATGCATCCGCAGTGTGAGGACCGAAGCGATTCTTCACTGCAGCAACCCGCAACATCCCTTGTCCTGGGTCATAGCCTAATGTAAGTATCAGTGCTGGTAACTGACTGACCTTACCGTGGATAGCACGTCGTGGTGGTGGCATCATTGGAGATCCATACTCACTCTGTTCTGATACGTGATGGAGCACTAAGACACAAGCCTCTGTCTTGCGTGCCATATCGTGCAACTCCATCATAATTGCACGTAGCCCAGCCCATTCATTGTCTGTTTCGGCAGCAACATTCATTAAGTTATCAATGATAATTAACTCAGGTGCTATGCCATAGAGTTCAACGTAGGCTTTGATTTCTAATTCAATGTCATCTAGTGATGGACTTGAATCAAACACCCATTGTATGTGCGACATCTTAGATAGATGCTGTGCATAATAGTCAGGTTTGTAATCCATATTGGTTTCAACTGTTAACTGTGAGTGCCCTGAGATCTGCGCTGCAGATCGCATCAACACGGTAGCAGTATCAGTATCTGCGGAAAAGAAAAGTGTAGGTACCTTTGCCTTGATTGCATAGATAAGTGCAAACATACTCTTACCAGCATTAGGTGCAGCAGCAACCATACATACTTGCCCTCGTCTAAACTTGATGGACTGAGCAGATAGCCCTGTCCATACATCAGGCAATGGCACAGCCTTAATAGTGCTGGTACCTAGCGCCCTCTTTAGATCAAGCAACTTCCTCATCCCCTCCAAGATTTATTCTGCGAACTCTTCTTATCGCAAGGCGCTCACGTGGAGCAAGCCCACCCCATATACCGAACTGTTCTTTGTGGATTCCCCACTCAGCGCATTCGATCTTATGAGTACAACCCTTGCAGATTGATTTCGCATACTGACTTTCAC